GCCGCCTTGCGTGCCATAGGGGTCTTCGGACAGCAACCACGTGCGCATGAGCTGGTTGAGGGTGTCTAAGTTTCCCATTTGATTTCACCTAGCCAGACGCCCAGCTCGACCGCCGCTTTCCAGACCGGCTGAAGCCAAGGCGGTTCGTCGTGGTAGCGCCAATCGCGGGCGTCTTGGATTGTCTCCATGAGCCCGGCCCTCACGCTGAACGGAGTGTTGCGCCATAGGCGTTCTGAATCATTTGCGGACAAACGACACTCGCGCACATCGGTAGGTCCGTGTTGAACAGCTCGGCCATTGCCTGCGCGTCCTCCTTGCGCTGCTGCTGCAAGTAGGCGAGGCACGCGGCCCAATAGCTGACGGCGTCGACCCACGGGTAGGGGATCGGCTCGGCGTCGTCATCGGTCAGCAAGGGACCGGGGATCAGGGTGAGGTCAACTTCCATCGGCGCTTCGATGGAAGGAATCGGCGCGAGGTAGAGGGCGGCCAAAGGCCCAGCGCCATATTGGGCATACCAGCCGGGCTGACTGATGGTTCCGTAGAACGTCCCGCCGTAAATCCGGAAGCGCGCTTGGAAGTCGGTCCATACGAGCCGCTTCCATAGCGGCTTCCATGTGCCCTTTTGGATCGACCACACGCCGTTCTCGTCGGGCGCCCATTTGCCGCCGATGCCGATGGCGAGCGAGCGGCAGGCGAGGACCGATTGCGCTTGCGGGCAAAGCCCCTGCACCAACGTCCGCCAATTGGAAAAAGGGTAAACCTCTTGTCCCGGCTTGGTCGTCGTGCCCGGCGGGATGACACGCAGGCAACCGCTCACGGCGGCGATTCGGCGGCGCGAACGGTTGATGTAATTGGTCAGGGTCGCTTGAGAGAAGAACTGCCCTTGATTGTCGTTAAGGTGTCCCTGAACCTCGTTGATGTATTGAGCCAGCATGACGCATCTTAACGCCTCTTGGCCCGTTTGGCAGGCGCGCGGTGCGTGACGGCTCGGTGGGGCTCGGGCGCGGGATCGGCTTCGACGGGCTCGGTGGGCTCCTCTGTGTCGGCTGGCGCTTGGACCGGGCCGATCACGTTGCTGATCACGCTCAATGAGCCGCCTGCGTTCGTGCCCGTCAACCGGCAAGACAGCATCGTGCCTTCATCGGCGGCGACCATGCTGTAGCCAACTGTAGTCTGCCCGGCGATCGGCTCGCCGTCGCGCAGCCATTGCCGCGCGAAGCTGGGACTGCCGGTCCACGTTCCGTTGCTGGTGACGGCGAGCTGCCCCCCGACTGTCGGCGGCGGGGTGATGACGACGATGCTTGGCGGGACGGAATTGGTCGGCGGGGGCGGCGGGAACGGAACCCACGGAAATTGCGGGATGGTGGGGACGTTCGAGATCGTGATCGGCTGATTGCCCGGCGTGAACGGCGGCGGCCCTAAGCCGATCTGCATGATGTTGGTCAGAATGATCGGCTGCATCGGGCCGGGCGCGCTGTAGGACGGAAACCAGCTCGCTGCGGTCGGCAGGAGTGGGCCGCCGGTCGCGTATTGCGGCTGCACCACGCCCGGCAAGCCGCTTCCCGGCGGGACGACGGGCGTCGGGAACGGAACGTTGCCGCCTTCGCCGACCAGCGGCGGGGGCATCCACGTTCCGGCGGTGCCGAGAGGGAAGGACGGCGGCAGCGATTCGCCGCCGGTCACGATCACCGGCTGCGGAATGCCGGGCGCGCTGTTTTCTTCGTCAGTGCCAATGATCAGCGGCATATCGGAATGAACAGGTTGGGCGGATAGATGCCCGGTTGCGGACGCTGGATCGGATCTGACCAGCCGACCTTGCGCTGCCAAGCTCGCCACGCCTCGAGGTATTGGTCATGCGTCGGCCACAAGGTGCGCGGCGGACAATGTGGCGTGGGCCGGACGGTCCCCGGCAAAATTCCGGTCCCCGGCGCCCGGCATGGATTGTCCTGAAGAAACGGCTGGACCCACGGCGGCGGCCATGCCGTGACCGGGGGCGGCCACGTCCATCTTGCCGGGGGCGGCCAGCAATAGCTCAAAACGGCGCTCCCCCGGTGATGCCGGTGACGATCATCCCGGTCGACGGCTTGCTACAGACCAGATTGAGCGCGGTCAGGCTGAGCCCGACGCTCGCAATCTGCCCTTGTGGGATGGTGGAGTACCACCCGGTCCATGCAAAATTCGCGTCCTCGTGAACGACCAAGGTGATGTACTTGGAATTGAAACCGTAGGCTGTTCCGACCGGGCAATTGAGGTCGAAAAAGATCGGCGTGTCGCCCAGCAAGAGCCCCCTAAAGCCGCTGTTGACAGGATCATCCTTGCCCCATCGCGAGCTGGGATCATTGTTGTACCTCTCGACGGCCATGAAGTCGGTCAAGAGCGTCGTCCAGTCTTGTACCGACGTGACGACGAAGTCGAGCGCCTCGCCGCCTGCGTTGTTCACCGCCCGCAAGAGTAGCGGAATGAAGGCTGCGCGAGTGAGGACTGCGCCCGCAGTGGGCACAACGAGCCCCTGCCAATCGGGATAGGTGACGCGCGAGAGTCCGCCGAACACGGGCGCCGTGACGGCGTTGCCATAGGCGTCGTTGAGGCTGAACATCTGCAACACGTTGGTCACAGGCGGGCCGAACAGCGCGGTTGTGAGCGCCTGCAACGAGCTGTTCTTCAGGTCGTTGAGCTTCAGCATGAGGCGCGAGGCGACGGCGATCGCGTCCTGCGTGACGAGCTGTTCGAGGCCAAGCGAGCTGACCGGCGTCGCCAGACAACACATATTGAATTCGGCGTTGACGGTGGCGGCCACGTCCTGCGGCAAGTTGAACTGACCCGCCGGGCCTATCCAGCTTGAGGCGACATACTGCCCCGTCTGCACGGGCTGGGTGTAGGGCGAGACGCCGCCGCTTGCCCGAATTGCATTCCTAAGCAAAAGCGCCAAAAGCGGATTCTGCTTGTAGATAAGAATGACGACCATTTGCGCGAAGACGCGACGAACGGTCGCTTGCAATTCCAGACCGATAGGACCGGCCGGAATGATGCCAGCGCCGAGCAGGGGCATGAGTTATCTCCCTCGGGCGCGCTCCTCGTCGCGATGGATTGCGCCTAGAAGTTCTTTTCGTCCCCACGCTTCAGGGTCTTGGGCTATTTCCTTGAAGTCCGGAGCCTTTTCGTGATGCCAGAACTGGCTGTCATAGGTCGGACTAGAGGTCTGCGGGTTCTTGCTCGCCCGGTATTCGGCCGCCACTTCGTGATCGGCGACGGCTTTTTCGTGCATCCACGCTTCGAGGTCTTTCATGCCCTCGTCGGTGAATCCGTATTGTTTCTGCACTTTGGCGCGGCTGGCGTTCCACGCGTCGCGGTCTGCCTTGGCCGCCGCGTCGGCCGCTTCCTTCGCCTTCGCCTGATCGGCGGCGCTTAAGCGAGCCTCGACCTTCTGTTCAAGATCGTAGTCGGGGATCGCGAGATTCGGATATTTCTTTTTGATGAGCGACTTGGCTTCCTTGTTGAGCTTCGGATCGTTGTAGATGCCCTCGACAAAGTCGGCGGTCATCCGCTTGTTTTGTAAGAAATTCCATTCTTCGTCCGAGATGGTGCGCGGCATCGACCGACCCTAGTTCTTGTTGTCCTTGCCGATGATCGACGGCTGCAACGGCACGCCGCCCTCGGGCTTCGGCACGACAGCGGGGATCGCACCCCATTCGCTGACTTCGGACTGAGTGTCCACCTGAAGGATGGTGCGGGGCGGCGTCTCGGGCGGCGTCGTGATCGGTGGATCATATGACCGATTCTGAGCCATGTTTTTCCTCCAAGTCTAAGTTAGACTGTCAACCCATACGCATTGACAGCGTCGGCCGCCGGTAAGCGGCCCACGCCAAGAAACCGCCGCCGATCAGGAACATCGCCCAAGTCGACAGCTCTGGCGTCGGAACGGCGGTCACGGTGCCGTCGATCGCGATGTGGATCGGCGCGAGGCCGCTCGCCCCGGAAAATTCGATGAAGTAGCTGCCCATGCTGAGCGCGTCGGGGGTGACGGTCGCCTCCTGCCCGCCGGTGACATTGTTGAGCGGCGAACTCTCGATCAGCGCGCCGATCGGCTGGAACGGCGAAACCGGCGCGGTCGAGGTTTGGGTGTTGAGCGACAACACGCCGCCGGTGATCCGCTGAAGGCCGGTTGCGCTGTCGCTCATCGAAACCGTCACCGTCTCGCGGGTCGGCAGGGTGAAGCTGAAGAACTGCTCGAACCCGATACCGCTGCCGGGCGTGTCCTGCGCCGGGAGGGCGAGGCTCTCGTTGAGAATCGATCCAATGTCCTCAACCGTGATTTGGGTTGCCGCCGCGGCGGGTCCGGTTGCGGCAAAAAGAGCGGCGGCCAGTAGCAATCTGTTCATCGTGCGTCCCCGTGCTGCTCGAAATTGAGCGCGCTGTGGTAGCACGACGATCAACTCCCCGGCAAAGGAGTTGCGGGCATCGGCGGGGCTTGCCCGCCCTGTCCGCCGCCCTGTCCGCCCTGTCCGCCAAGGATTTTCTGCAACAGCGCGTTGCGAATCGTGCTCTTGAGCTGGTCGCCGATCATCGTCTTCTGAATGCCGACTGCCGGTCCCATGCCGCCAGCCCCGCCAAGGTGGCGCGAAAGCTGGCTGATCGTTCGAAACACGTCGCTGTGGAGCTTCGAGCCCGGCTGCAATCCCAGCCCAGCCTGCTTCAGGGTTTGGATCGCCTGAATAATCAGGTTCATTGAATCAGCTTGATTGCCGGGACCGGGCGCGGAGACTTGCGGTCCCATCTTGGAGCGGGCGAAGGCTGCGAGATCCCCGCCGGGGCTGGCGGGCTGGCCGCCCGGAGGCGCTCCGGTGGGAGGACCGGGCGGTGCGCCGCCGGGCGCTTGTCCCATCTCGGGATCGTCGTCTGTTACGTCGCCGTTCGCCATACTCGTCACCCGGAGGCCGCCCCCGGCTCAGATTGGGGGGCAATGGTTGGGACGGGGGCGGTCCATCCTATGTGGTGCGGCTCTCGGGGGTTTGAGCCATAGGACGGGCGGGAAGCTAAACCTTCAGTGGGCGGTTTGTCCACGGGGCTTGGAAGCCTGCCTCCGACTGCCGCCGCCGATTCCCAGCAATCCCTTGACCAGCTCCTCCTGTTTTTCCTCTTTCGCGGTCGCCGCTTGGGCTTTCTGGCGCTGTTTCAAGCGCGCCAGCAACAGCTCAGCGCCGGGCGGATGGAGCATGTGGATCAGGTCTTCGCTGTCGATCGCGCCCGCTCTAGCGAGCGCAATAGCGACTTGACGATTGTCCTCCGCGAAGGCTGGCGACGCCGAGTGGCTGTCGACTTGGACTTGAAAATTGCCCGGAAGCTGCGAGAGGAGGAATTCGGTTTTGCTATCGGCTGTGGTGTAAATGAGGGCGTCCATGGCTTGCATGATGCGGAGCGCCAGCCACCCACAATCGGCGAGCTGCCGCTCGAGCGTCGAGGCTTGCTTGATGAGGTGGGGGGACGAAGTTCTAACCAGAGTTTGAGCGTGGACGCCAGCGCGGACACCCGGCTCTCCCTGTCCGGACATGATTGGGCTAAAGCCGCTTGCTTCATCAAACAATTTGAAAATAAATTCGAGTTCTTCCAAGTAGTTTTCCGGCGGCGGGTCCAGTAGTTTCGACGCTTTTGCGTTAGGGTTTGGATCGTTAATGAAACCTCCCTCGTTGACAATCTTAAAATATTGTTCCTCGGTGACGCTGGTGAACCCGGAGAAGACCTGTGGAGCGTTGACATTGCGGTCCCACATTACTTTGATGTCGCGCATCCGCTTGTTCAGCATGTCCTGAAGCATCTGCACGTCGGCGATGATCGAGCGGCCCCAAAAATAGCCGGGCGTCGGCTGCGGCTGCACCTTGACGAAGCTCGACTTGCCGGGGACGCGCGACAGATTGCGCCGGGTGTTGTCGCCTTCGATGATGATCGGATCGGCCCCATAGATGCACTGGATGGTCGTCCAGTCTTCTTCGCGGTCCCGGTCCTTGATCCAGACCTCGCACAGCTTGACGGTCGGCGCGAAGCGGCGATTCGGCCGCCAAGGGGTCGGAATCGGAAAGACGTTGACGATACCGGCAGCGGATGACGGCGCATCGCCAACGTCCCCCAACGGTTGCAGCCCTCCTACAACCATTTGGTGAAAGTAGGTTGGTTCTTCCTCGTCGCGCTTCGGTCCCGGCTCGTCGCCGATCTGTTTCATGATTTCTTCGTAGCGCGGATGATCCATGAGCATCGTGCGCAGCCGCGACTTGGTCGGGTAGCTGACGTGACAGAACGCCTCTTGCTCATCGAGATTGAGGGTCGTCTCGGATAGCACGCCGAAATTCTGCGGATGCACGGGCGCTGTCTTGAACGTGCCGCTGTCGCCGTCCGGCAGCACCTTCAAAATCTGGCAACCGTTGACCATGCCCCAAATCACCGCTTCGGCGAACGCGATGTCGGCGTCGGTCTGGCGAAAGTCGGCGCTCAGCTTCTCGGCGACAAGCTGCGAGCGTTCGAGCACGGTTTCGTCGTCTTCGCCGCTGTCGTAGACGAGCTGGAAGCGGACATCGACCGGCTGCATGAGGAACCCGGCCAGCTTATCCACGAACGGCTTGATTTTGTTGTAAAGCGCGGCCCGATTGTCCGTACTGCCCATGTAGTAGTATTGAGCGGCGCGGGTGTAGATCATCCCCCGTTCTTCGGAGGACGCCATACACTCATCGATCATCTCTTTGATCCAGACGGTCAGGAATTCCGACTTTTTGGGGATCGAAAGCGCCATTACCAGACCTTGAGGGCTCGCCGCCTGCTCGCCTCAATTAGGTCCGGTTGGTTTCCATTGGCAAGGTTCGCCTTGAGCATGTCGAGCCCGTCGAAGCCGCCGCTTTCCGACCGCGTCTGCTTGCCGATCTTGATTGCCGTGTTCAGCGCCTCGTTGACGACCGCGCTGTTCCACGAGCTGGCGAGCTGGCTCGGGCTTTGGTCTTTGTAGCGGACCTTCGGCCTGCCGCCCTCGCGGCTGTCGAAGGTTGCATTCGCCACGTTGTAATCGTTCGCCATTATGTCTTCGGCGATTCGGTGGGCTTTCATGCTGACGGAGCCGCCGATCGCGGGCGGCCTGAACTCCTGCTGCACTGCGCGGGCGTCGCACGCCTCGCATGACGGCGGCGACGCGTCCCATTGATCGGCCGAAAGCGTCACCTCCATCCGGTGGCCGCACTCCGGGCACATGTACGAGCGCATGATCGGCATCACTCGCCCTTCGCGTCGTGGGCGAGTTGTAGGCATCGCTCGCCGATTTGCTCCAGCTCGCGCGCCTCCATTCGCCATTCGATCCGCGCGTCCGGGTTTAGATCCTCGATGAGGAACGTCTTGCCGTCCCAGCTCAGCTTTGGCCCCGTCGGGTGCCAGAAGATTGTTTGGAACTCATGCATCAGACGAAGCCCAGCAACCAAAGGATCAGGAAGATCACGAGGACGACGCCGACGATCCCTAGCCCGCCGTTGCCGTAGCCATAGCCGTACTGCCAATTCGGATTGAAGCGCGGCCCGGCAAAGCCTCCAAACAGGATCAGGATCAGGAGGATCAGGATGACGATGCCGAGTGGGCTTCTCATGGTCGTTTGCCCAGCCGGATCGGCGGCGCGTTCTGGCGCTCCTCGACTGCCGCCATCCGGTTCTCAAGGTTCTCGACGCGCTCTTGCAGGGTGACGCCATCGCTGGCGTCGGTTGTTTCCTCGTCAGGCTCGGGCTCGGGCTCGGGCTCGGGCTCGGGCTTCGGCTTGGGTTTGGTCGCCATCGGTTGCCTCCTATGCGGTGAGCCCCTTGACGGCCCACATGACGGCTTCTTCCAACTTCGTTCTGGCGAGCGACGCCTCGCGCCCGGACGGGATGCTGCGGTCAATCTCGCGCAGGAACGCCGCGCCCGCGTCTTTGATGCGGACCATGCCCGCCCTCTCCACGTCGGACAGGACGCGGTATTGATGTCGCACGTCATTGTTGACGGTGCGCTCGTCGCTCTCGCTCGCCACATACTGTTCGGTGGGCATCAAAACGTCTCCCTGCGCCGGGTCGCTTGCTGGTTGATTCGCCGGATGTGCTCGCTGAAGGCAAACGATAGCACCGTCCCCGCGTTGGCGGGAGGCCGCTCGCCCTTGACGCTATCCCACGTCAAGTTTCTGGCGATCAGCCCGGCCCGCCGCCATTCAACCCACGTGTGGTGGGCCAGCACCGCCGCGCTCACGAGGTCATCGTTCTCGCCGGTATCCGGCCCCGCGCCCAGCCAACCGTCGTCTTCAACAATCGCCTGCAATTGCTTGACCAGCCGAATCGAGCGCAACTCGATGGTGCGCAGCATGAGGCTGTCGCGCATGGCGCTGTACACGTGTTGCTTGTTGTCTTGGTTCGTCTTCCAATTGATCACGTTCCCCGCGCCGCCCAGCGTGTCGGCCCGGCGATAGAGAAACCAGCGCACGGCTCCGATCATGTTGAGGATGCTGTCTGGACCCGGCTCGGCTTGGATGATCCCGCGCTGCGCGAGCTGGCGAAGGTTGCGCACTTCGGGGATGACGGCGGCCCCGACGCCCGACACTTCGATGTTGGCGAGATGATCCTTGTAGGCTCCGCAGAGGTGCGAGAGAACCCACGCGAATTGATAGGTCAGCGGCTTGTTCGATTGGAATTCGGCGACTTGAACGATCCGGTCGGCGTAGCAGCGGAACACTTCCAACGCGTGGTCGTTAGCTTCGCCGCCCCCGCCCCCGCTTGGGTCGCCGCCGATGACGTACACCCCCTTTTCCTCCGGTGGCTCCCAGACGCGCAGCATCACTTCGTCTTTGTTCGTCGTCTGCACGATCGATGAGCCAAGGAAGGCATCCTCGAAGCGATACTTGTACCCCTGATAGGGCGGTCCCTCCGCTAGGGTCTCGGCTAATTCCAACGTGCGCGCTGATGGGAAGAAAGACGAGCCCGAAGCGATGAAGCATTCCCGCTCGTTCCACGGATAGTGACGGAGCATATAATCCTCCGCCGTAAACTCGCTTTCCCGCCGCCACCATGCCACTTGCTCCGGTGAGACGATCACGTTGTAGCGCGAGCGCACGTCGCGGGCGCGCTTCAGCTCGTCGTCGTCAAGCCGCCCGTCCCAATAGACCTTGTAGTCCGGGTCTGACTTCGGGATCGAATAGGTCGGATTGCTCCAAAAGCCCAAAAAAATGAACCGCATGTGGCGGTCCTGCTTGGCTTGCTGGCAGAAATTGTACCACCAATTGAATCCGTTCGCGATTGACTCCCAAATGTAGAGCCGATGCGGATTGACGCGCGCCAGCGAGGCCTTGAGCGATTCGACGCCCGCCAGCGACTTCCATTGGCCGCACTCGGTCATGTGGCACATGTTGAGGGCGCGCGACGCGCCAAGATCGGGATTGCTCGCTGCCGCCATTAGATCGATGACGCTGCGATTGGCGAACGCCATCCCGTTGCGGTTGTTCTGGATCAGCCGGTGTTCGCTCGACCGCCATTCGGGCGGCAAAGTCTCGAGGAGCGCGGCGAAGATGCGCCGCAACCGCTCGAGGTTGTCGGTGCGGTCGGCGATGATTGCCCCCTGCACGCCCGGATTGGCGAGCGCCCAAAACAGTTCGATCACGCTGCACGTCGTGGTCGCGGCGACTTGGCGACACTTCAGGATGGCGAACTCGTGAACGTCCTCGGTGAGCCCCTTCGCGACGGCGTCAATGATCATCCGTTGCGACGGCCAAGGGTCGACGTGGCAACGCCCTTCCTCCTTGGTGTCGATCTCGACCGCTTGCAGGAGGTCGTAAATGCCGCGCCGAATCGACGGCTTAGCCACCGTGCGGATGCTCGCCTATGTCGGTCTGGTCCGGTTCGTTGCTGTAAACGAGTTGGAACGACAGCTCGCACATTTGCAGCCAAAGCTGGCGGTCGTTGAGAGAGAAATAGTCGCCGGGCGCCGGGAGATGGATCAGCAGCGCGTCAAGCAACGGGTCCAATTCGTGATTGTTTACGTCTTCGGGGATTTTCTTTGACGGCATGTTCGTCTCCTGTGAGCGTCACACCGTACACGGTTCCATTGCGTCGATTCCAGCGGCTTGACAGATAGCCCTGCGCTGCGGTGCCCGGCGGGATCGGCGCGGCCAGCGGCTCTGCGGCGTGCTTGGGCGGGAAGGCCATGCGGCGGATGACGTTCAGCTCGCCGCCGATTTTGTCCAAGCTCTCGGCGATGGCGATGGCGACCGAGTGTTCGTCTTTCAGCGTCGCGTCAATCGAGGCGACGCTTTCCTCCAGCTCGGGCCAAGGCAACTCAGGGTGGTCAGGCATGGGAGCCTCGTGCTAAACGCGAAACCGCCCGGTCCTGTCGCGGGACCGGGCGCCATGCTTATAGGGTTTCGCCTCCGGGTCATACCGGAGGCGTTTTTTACTCGCCGCTGTCTTCTCGGCCGCGTTCCGCGCCATCGGCAATTCCACGCTGGAAATCGCTCCGACTGTCGAGTGGGTCGCGGAGATACGGCCGGGAGTAAAAGACCGGGCCACGCTGCCCCGGATTGAGTGCCTCGTAGCCTTGATCCCAGCCCCGTTCGTAGCCGTCAGTCGGCGAGCCCCGCATACTCAGTTGCGCGTTCGCAGTTCCGCCAAGCGCGAGCGCGACAACGGCGGCGCATAGATATTTCATTGCCTTCCTCCTCTGGTGACTGTCAAGCTATACGCTTTACACGTGTCGCTTGTCAATCCATCCGGCACGCTTCGAAGGTGTTGTCCGGCTGGAAAATCGACACGTAGCCGTAGAGATAGACGAAGATCATTTCCTCGCGCAGCCGCATGACGGCTATCGGCTCGAACGGCGGATCGCCGGGATAGTGCAGGATCGGCGTCCCGTCGCGGTTGGTAAAGCCCTCTTGCGGATGCCAACCGCCATGGACGTAACGCTCGGCGAATTGCTCTCTCGCCGGGCGCGGATCGTCAAGGTCGAGGAACGTCGGAATGAACCCGACATAGTTCGGGTCCGCGTAGCGCATGTCGAGGATGATGACGGTCGGGTGATTCATTTGAAGGTTACTCCCTTGCCGAATTGCCATTCAAAACACACGCTGTCGTCATCGAGGCCGATGATGCGAACCATGCGGATCACGCCCATCTGCGCCGCCGGTCTGGTCGTGTAACTGTGCGCCAGTTTGACGGCGTCCTCGGCCGACAGGTTTTCGCCGACTTTTTCGTGCCAGTCGTCGGGCAGATATTGCCAGACATCGAAAAGCTCGCTCATCGGAAGCCCTCGATCCAGCGCCGCACCGCCAAGCTGTCGCCAGCGTCAACGTGGAGCAATCCAAGCATCATGAGATACTGATTCGCTCCCAATTCGGGATGCTTGGCCATGTCGCTGCCCATGCTGGCGACGGCGTTGGCAAGCTCGCCAGCGTCGACATATTCGAGCGCACGTTGTTTGCACCATGCGAGATGCTCGTCCCTGTCCATTGGTTTGCCTCCTGTTGGGTTTGACAGCTTGCTCTTGCGCTCGTTCGCGCAATGTGTCAACCTATTGACATGACGCCGCATGAACGCTTGGTCATCGCCATCCGTCACGGCGTCATCGTGAAAAGGAAGGCAACCATGAGATACGCAGCGGACGTTAGTCATCACTCAGTGCGGCCCGGCGACGAAGATCACTTCGCCGTTGTTCCGGTTGAAGCGACCGACGCAATGGATGCGGCGAAGAAAGTCGCCGAGATTGCCGCCGCCCGGCGATACGAGAAAGCGGGGTCAGTCGGTTTCATCGCCGCCGCGTCGCGCGG